AACTAGGGTTTAAATTTTAATAGTTAACTAAAATTATGCTAACTTGAAGTTACCTGAAGTAACGTCTGAACCTGAACAGTCAATGCTTCCTGAACCAGCAGCTGTTAGTGTTCTAACTGATGCTTGTAATGTGGCTGTTGTGTATGCTCCAGTTGGGTAAGTTGCAACTGAAATTTGACCAGTTGAATCATCTTCAACTTGGTATATGTATACACCAGCAATTTGTTGAATGTTTTGTAAAATTGCTTCTACTGCTAAACCTGTTCCAACTTGTGCTTGTAAGTCTTGAGCGGCGTTTGATGCGTTCTCAACAATAATTTTGAAATAGTCTAGTTTTGGACCAGTTACGTTAACTGCTGCTGATGTTGCTAATGCACCGGATAAACTTCCGTTATTAGTATCAATGTGGAATACTTCTTGAGCGTTACCGTGGGTTCTTGTGAAAAATGCCATTTTAATCTCCTATATCTAATGGTGGAATCGATCTTTCGGTTCCTACTTTTATTTAGCAGAGATTGTTAGTTTTTGACCCTAGGATTAGCGTCGTTGAAAGGTTTTTGTTCGACGTAAAAATTCGTAAAATTCGTTCTGCAAGCCTGATTTACGCATCTGTAGCATAAGTCTGTCACGTATAACATTCTTGTCTCTTGGTACAATTCTATCCCAAATAGAAATTTGTCTACGCATCTGTATTAACGGTGCTGGTAAAAAGTCTACCATGTTACGTTGTAACATCAACATCATATAACTGTAATCACTGTTTTGAAAGTCACGTTTTGCTATTGCTCTTAGGTTACGTTTCAAACGCAATTCTGGAATGGTAATTTTTACATCTTGTGCAATTCTATCTTTGAACTTTTCTGGTTTCATTATCATTGCTATAATGTTATACAAGTCTGGCTGACTGGTTCTAAAACCAGGCCAGTTTTGCAACTTCATAATGTTTTCACTTACTCTGGCAGCATAGGCTGGATCACTGTTTGCAAATATTTGCAACGCCAACAGTTGTTCAAACAACTGCTCACCTAGTTGACTTTGTTTCAATCCGTTAAGTTGTCTTGGTGTTCTGTATGCACGACTTTCACTTAACCAGTCAAAAGCAATTTTCTCTTTTTCTTTGCTTTCCTGTAGTCCTTTCACACGTGCAATAGCATTCCATCTTTGACTTACAGTGTCAACCCATTCCCATTTGTCGCCTGTAAATGCACTTACACCTTTTACAAATATATCCCATTCGCCTCTGTGGATGTCATTATCATCTAAATGACGAGAAATTTTGTATTCGAGACCATTGTGTGTCATCAAGTATGCACCAGGCTCTTTAGGATGCTTTTTAGTTGCACCTTCTTTTACAACTGGCACAGGACGTACACTTTTGCGAGGCATTTCATAACGTGTGCCAATCCTAAAAGGCGAGGCTTCGACTGCAAATACTCTGTTTGGTGTACTGAAATCTTTTTTACGCATTACAGTTTTTGCAATTAGATCAAGCTCATCGTTTTCTTTGTCTAGTACTAGTGCAAAAGGCACATTGATATCTGTTTGTAAGTCACGCATTACTGCTTCGCTATCAGGACCCATCTGTGCAATAGGCTTGCCGTAACGTTTGCGTTCTTGTTTGAACAAACGTGTAAGTTCTGCTGGTACTATAGGCTTGGCATTGCGTTCACTGTTTACTCTGTCTTTAAAATGCTTTGTAAATTCCACATCGATACCAACGTTTGCAAATATTCTATCTGCAAATTGTTCTAGTTGTTGTATGTCTACTGCGGTTACACTCATTAACTCAACTTCTTCTTTATCCATAGTACTATTGCGTACACTGCAATCAAGTATACTGTTGCTATGCCTACGTCTACTATATGTTCACGCATATGGTATATAAATTGTATTCCTGCTTCTGCGTCGCCCATTATGCCGCTCCTGGATTATTGGCGGCAAAGTTTACTCTGCTGAACTTATCTCTGTCTACTAGTTTGATACCATCTCCAACATAGCCTTCGTGTCCGCTTACGCCTTTGATATCTGCTTTTATATCTTGATCTTGGTTGTCAAGTGCTTTAATCAATTGATCTTTTAACAATGCAATATTTACAAATGTGCTAAACAAAGCACTTACTGCACCTTGATTTTCGTTCATCCATTCAATTATTCTTGGTGCTTGTGTTGGTTGTTTTTGTGTAACCCACGGGCCAAAGTCCTTTACCATATTAGTAAATCCACCTTGACGTACTTTAAAATTAATATATTGCTTCATAAGTTTTGGTGTGCTGGTTATCTTTCTACGTCTAAGTTCTTCTGGTGCAAGAAATGCATCAATTGCTGGTGCATATTCATTAAATGCATCTTGTATTTTTATAACCAAACCTTTGTCCAATTCAATAGCACTGCCAGTGTCTTTCATCGTACTGTCTAATGCTAGTAATCCTGGAACTTTATCAAGAACACGTGTGGTTACCGGACGTACTGTTCCGCCTGGCTTGTCTATCTCTGTGTGTACTGCAATACCAACATCACTGCTTCCTATTGCCTTTCCAAGCGGTGTATTGTCACTTACTCTATATGTTACTTGATTTGGTGTAAACACATATGAATTATCTTGTACAGGCGGTGTTGCACTGTATAGCAAGTCTGCTTGTACAAATCCTTTAAAGTGTTGTGGTACTGCACGTTGCAACAACGGAAACAGTTTTTGATATACACCAATTAGATCGGTGTAATCACCTTTTCTATTGCTGAATACTCTAGCCATATCTTTTGCACTAGTAGCCATGCCGTTGTATCCTGTTGCAACAAAGCCACCTTTATCTGTTAATATAAATTGTCCTGAATCGTCACGACCAAATACTATAGCTGGTTTGCCGTCCCACTTTATTGTGTTTACTTTTGAAGGTTCTTCGGCACTGCGTTTTATTCCATCCAGTGCTTGTTTAATCCCTTTAGAACCATAATCAAAAACCAAATCTTCTGGGTGTTCGATACGTGCACCTTCTGCAAGATAAGGTTTGTATGGTGCTCGATTGTCAGTAACAACTTCCATGCCTTGGTTTACAATCCTATCACGCAGTCTTGCAAGCCAATCACTACCGCCTTCTTTTATTGCTTCAAATGTGAAACCTTCACGTTCTGCATATCCACGAAAGTCCTCTAATTTTTGGTCACGTTGCGGATCGTTCTGCAAAGCACCGAGTATTGCTTCTACACTAAACAGATCTTTTTCTGTTGCACCTTTGTTAAGGATGTACTTTGCAATTTGTTCTGGTTGATCTGTAATAAAACTATTATCAAGTCTGCTTAACAATCCTGAGTTTGGTGATAATTTATATCCTGCAGCCTTAGCAATTGAATTCATAAGCACATTACGTGTTACACCTTTGTACTCACTTGCAGGATCTGCTCTCATTAAAAATTTTGAAAAGTCTGGCTTTTCAACAAACATAAAATCAGTTTGTATATAACCTCTGTCTTCTCTACCAGTGATAGGTGCTTTAAAGTGTACACTAACTCCTGACTTGCGTATCCATTCCTTAGGATCAAAGCCATGTGACTCTGCCCACTTTGTAAGTTTTGCCACAAGATTATCTTTGCTTATTGTTTTAGGATCAACTGCTAAATCTAAGTCACCTGATGTTGGCTTTTGTCCTGTACTGCCAAGCATGTTGTCCATTAAAGGTAATCCAGTAAGTTGCTCAAGCCACTGTACTGTTGGCTTGACATCTGTCTGATTTATTCTTGTTGTTGCTATAGCACCGTCAGCATCCTTGAAGACGTTGCCACCCTCTTTGATATACATTATGTTGCCTGTTGTAGGTATGCTATTACTTGTTTCTTAATTCCAGGGTTTTGATTTATTCTTTGTGCCAATGCCATTACTGGGTCGTCAGTTGCAATTTTTTTAATATCAGGCATTTTCATACCTGCAGTTTGATAACTTTGTTGTAATACTGCACCATCAACACCAAAGTTGGTTAAGAACTGTGCTACTTGTATACTGTCAGTAGGTTTGCCTGCCTTAGTCCATGCTTTCATCAGTTTGTCAGCAGTGATTTTTGTTGTTATATTAGTGCCAATTTGTTTTGCTTTACCTGCGGCAGCAGTGACACCTTTTGATATTTGTGCTTTTGCTCTTTGCAATAGCCCTGGTGCTTCCATAAGTTTGTGATTGCCTAATGCTACTGCAACAAACAACTTTGCAACTTGATCTTCACTTAGTACATTGGTTCTTAGACTATGTCCACTTTGGAAAGCCATTGATTTACCACGTTTTGCTAATTGAGCTGCAGATGGTTTTATCTGTGCGGCTGCCTTTGCATCTAAATTCTCTGCGGCACCATCGACGTTTGTTCTAAGCCATTCAGTTGCTTCAGGTGACATTGCTTCTGTGCCTGGAAATTGTGAATTGAATTGATCTATTAGTTCAGGGTCTGTAATTGGTATATCGCCACGTACAGTTATACCTTGTCCTGTACCGCTTGGTGCAACTAGATCTGCTTTGGCTTTTAGGTCTGCAACATTCGTGTCAACGTTGCTTTGTACATTTCCACCTTGTGCAGTCGCACTACGATCAGCACCTGAACCGCCACTAATTTCATCTGGGTCAACATCAACATTAACATCAGTTCCGCCAGCAGTGGTATTAACATCTACACCTCCGCCGCCACCACCACCTAGTGGTCGTGTATAAGTTTTTACAAACTCACCATCGGCATTTTGTGTGATTGTGTACTTGGCTTGAACACCACCGCCAGAATTTTCAGCATCAATATAAGTTTTTACTGAACCTTTGCTTAGTCTTTGATCAATTTTATCACCATCTTGTATAAGTGCATCTTTTGTTTCTGCAGTTTGTATGTCACCTCTCTTTGGACTGTCTAGGACTTCAACCTTATCTGCATCTACTGTTTCTACACCAGCGGCATCCATATCTTGTGCAGTTTGTGTATCTGGAGTTAGTTCACCTTTAAGGTGACTGTCTAATTGTGAATTAAATTGATCGTTAACATCATCCGGAATGTTGTTTGCATTATCCATGTCAATAATAGCATCCATTTGTTCTTTGGATAATGGTTGCCCAGGCTTATAGTCTGATAGATTTAAATCACCGTACATACTATCCAGTTGTGCATTGTATTGATCTAGAACATTTTGTGGAATGCCATCTTGGTTTGGTAAGTCAGTAATCATATTCATTTCTGATGTGTTAAGTTTACCATCAAAGTCAGAAACTATATCTTCGATACTTCCAGGAGGTGCATCAAACGCCATTGCATCAGCAGTGCCACCACCAACTGCATCTGCTGCGACATCTCCGCCCGCTACATCTGCGGCAGCTTCTCCACCTTTAATTAGATCACCTAATGAACTTGCACCTACGGCCAATGCACCAGTTTTACCTGCACTGTATAACGCACTTCTAATATCTTTACCTTGTAATAGTTGATCAGTAAGTTTAAACAAACCTAAAGCGGCTGCTCCACCAAGTCCTGCACCACTTACACCAGCGGCCGCAATTAGTGCGGCATATATAAAGCCTTGCATGATAGGATGTTTTTCTGCAAACGCTCTATACTTGGTAATAATTTTCATTACTGCGCCTTCGTCGCCTCCGGCACTTGCTTTTAGTTTTTCAGCTGCTTCTTCGTATTTGCTTGCAAAGCCTTCCATTGGACCAGAGTTATAAATTTTAGCCTTAAGGTCGTTCCAAGGCTTCATTATTACTTGATCTACTTTGTCTTTGGCTTGTCCAATTCCTGTTCTGTTTGCACCACCAGCAGTGGCAGTTTTTTCAATTTCTCCGAATAGTCCTTGTATCTGTTGCGGACTTAGTGCAGCCTCACGTAGATAGGTTCCTACAGTTTCCCATTGTATATAACTTTTTCTATTGCTATTGTCAAGACTTTCAAGCAGTGCATACCTTGCTTCGATTCTTTTTGCTTCTATCAGTATACTCATGCTAATGCCTTCTTTAACTTTTCTTTACCTGGTGGATCTAGTTTATCAATTGATGCAGTTGTGCCTTTACCTAGTGCTTTGTCTATTGCAGCTCGCATGTTGGCCATCTTAGGATCGTTTAGATCAACCTTTTGTCCGCCTATCTTTGCAGTGTTTACACCTGTGTTCTTGCCAACATTTTGTGCCGTTTTGCTTATTGGCTTACCAGTTTTATCGTCTTTGCCATCTTTGTTCTTATCAACTTGTGCTGCAGCACCGCCTGCTCCGCTAGATGGTCCTTTTCCAGTTGGTGCTGGTGCCATTGGCTTACCACTCTTATCATCTTTGCCATCTTTGTTCTTATCAACTTGAGCCACTGGTGCCTTTTGTCCTGGCACCTTGGTTGCAGTTTTTCCGGCTTGTTTTTGCATGTTAGCAATGCCTTGATTGGCACCATCGATTTGTGCTTGATCAATACCTTGTTTCATTGCACTACCGCCGCCTTTCTTTGCGGCACGTCTGTCTCTTTGATATTGAGCACTTTTAGTATCACTTGTTTGTCCTGCTACTTTACCGCCTGTCTTTGTACGTTTGGTTGCTTGTGTTTGTGTTTGTGCTTGAGTGTCTTTTTTTCCTGCTGGCACTTCTTTTGTAGGGTTAGGATTTACGCCTTGCTTGTAATCATATCCACTACCGGCCGCAGTATCTAATGCAACGTTTCCTATATTCTTTGCTAGGTTGCCCATAACACCAGTAGGCTTTGTTTTTGTTTGACCTTGACCTTGTGGTTTTGCTTGACCTTGTGCTTGTGCTTGTGCTTTTGGTTGAGGTGCTTTATAATCTTGTCCAGCAACTGCTTTTTGTGTTTGTTGTTTGCCTTGTTGGAATGACTTGCCTAATGCATCAACACTACGCTTGGTAACACCTTTGATCTTCTGTCCTGCTCCTTGAACCGCACCAACGCCTTGGCCAATTTTTTTAGTGATGGCTTTTGTAAAGTCACCAATTTCATCTAACAATTCTTCTTGTAATTGTTGTTCTGTAAGTTGTGCTTTATTTGTCATTTGTACGTCTCACCGATCTAGAAAATTTACTAGGATCACGAAGTCTAATAGCATTTAACAGTTTGCGATGCAGGTTCTCTGCTTGCTCACCATCATACAACTCTTCAATCTGTTCCATTAGACGTACGGCACTTGCAATTACATTGCTTGCACGACTTTCTACTATGTATCCTCGCTCTTGTTTCTTAGCATAGCGGTCTGTGTAGATGCCGTCTAATTCTTCAAAGATGCTTCGAGTCTTTTTTTGCATGACTTTGTTCCTTTGCAGTATTTATGTTTTTATACAGGATCCGCAATTATCATCACAGATTAATAACCGTCCTTTTTCATAGGTTTTTTCTTGCCAACGTTTTTCAACAGTTGAAAACCATTGTATACAGTGTTCTATGCTATGTTTGATGGCATTATTTTCAAATATCAAAGGTAACAGTTGACCATTGGCTGCTTGATGATATGACCCTTTTCCGTAAGTTTGTGGATAAAATCCCATATAACAACATGGACTAACATCACCGTTGGCAGCAATATAAATGGTTTTTGTTGTGATTGTTTCGCATGTTAGACTTTCACTAGGAACTTTTCCTGGAATTACATCTTCTAGTAATACTTCATCTTGTGTCTTGCTTGCAAACAGTTTGTCAAAATCTGTTTCACCTGTGTAGTTGCCAAGTACGTGAGTGAGATTTTTATCTTTATCAAATACAGGAGCAGTATCTCTACCTCCGTCTCCGTCTATTAATTTGAATTCAATGAATCCCATCTGTTTGCTTAATCGTCGACATTCTTCAATTTGATGCTCATTGTGTTTGAATTTAATCAGTTGCCATACTGCTTGACCACCATTGTCAATAAATGCTTTTGCATTTTTAATGACTGTTGCCCATACAGTATTCTGTCTATACAAACTATGAGTATCTGCTAATCCATCAAGTGCAAAATAAATCTTACAGTTCAGTTTTGCAAACTGTTTCCACCATTCTACATTTCTAGCACCAGCGTTGCTGGAAATGTTAATATCCATATTTTTATTATGATTACGGAGATATTCTACAATCCCTATAGCGTCAGGATTCATTACTATGTCTCCATAGTTACCATTGATGCGTATGATGTCTAACTGTTTTACAAAATTAGGATGAAATATTTTTTTAGCATTGTCAAGTGTGAGATAAAGTTCTGGATACCCACCATTAAATTCGTAACCCCAAAAATTCCTCGGACACCACGGACAATTTGCATTGCATAAAGTAGATATCTCTAAATGCACACCTCTTATGTCTTTGTATGCAATCATTTTACTGACTCAATCTGTATCATGGGAATACGAAACGGTTGTTCGACGATCCATCTAATCGCTGAGCCAATGTGTTCTATATCGCACATATCGTCTCCTATACCTCCAAGCACAACATAAGTTGTTTTTATACCTGATATTCCTGTGTTATCACTTAATTGTAAACTTTGTTTTCTAAGTTTTTGTTTGCTTTGATTGTAATCACTGTCATCATTGGTATTTTCAAGTGTAGTGCCAATATTAACAATGTGTCCTTTAATATCTTTTTGCATCCATCGACTATAGCATGTGTGCAGTAAACGTTGTTGTACACCTGGAGCAACAAAGGCACTGTTTACAAATACTGTATAGTCTTCAATTTCATCAGCAAACTTTGCGATTGACTTTTCTGTTTTGAAATCATAACCTGAGCTCAAACTGGCATGCTTATCAGGATTAATAACATACGCAATAGTTTTGCGATCTGGGTTACCGGTACAAAAGATCATTGATATAATGCATAGATACTTAATCTACCTTCATGTGGTGTTTGATCAGGAACACCGTGTATCATTGTAGGATTATTATACATAATGTAGCCTCGATTGCGTCCATATTCTATTGTACGATCACCAAATTGTGTTCCTGGCGATTTTCTATTGTCCAAGTATACTTGCACTGCTACACGCACTCTGTCATTATCAAGATGTTGACCCATTTTAAAGTCAACATCATCTTTCCACATTGTAACACCCATAAAATCTAAATGTTCAAACAATGGAAGATTGGCAAACCAGTTGTGTATAGTTTCAATCGGACTGTCTAGCAACCAACTGATTTTTTTCCTTGGCAAATGTTCCTGCATTTCTTGTAGTTGCCAATCTTGGTTTGTTTTTGCAAAGATTACTAACTGGTCAACTAAACTGTTTGGCAAAAAATTTTCAACTTCTATTATCATGGTGCAAATATTTATAGTAGCATACTTTCTGGTGTAAATATACCTATTAAGGCATCTTTAGGCACACATAGGCAAACATAGGCAAACATGAAAACAGAAATAGAACAGATACAATTATTATTAGAACAATTTAGAAGACCAACTCCCGAAGGCGAAGAATATCAAAACAGACTAGCAGAAGAATTTGAAATTATACTTCAGCAACGTTTTACAGATTACTTTCTCAAAATAAGACTCATACTTGATCTCAACGAAGACATACCGCACATGACCAGAGGCAGTGCTGGTAGCAGTTTGGTGTGCTATCTCATGGGCATAACAGACGTTGACCCAATTGAATGGAACATACCACTGGCAAGATTTTTAAATCCGTACAGAGATGACTTGCCTGATGTGGATATTGACATACCCCATCACAAACAAGAACTTGCAATGCAACGTGTGTTTGACAAATGGCCAACACAGAGTGCTAGGATATCAAACTATGTGCTTTACAGAGAGAAGTCGGCACGTCGTGAAGCGGCCAAACGCCTTGGAGCAAAGGGCAGACTGCCAAAAGACATTGACTACGCAAAACTAGGTGTTGACGAACAAGAAGCAACTCGCATTGAACGCAAACTGATGGGTAAGAAACGTTGTATAAGCAAACACTGTGGTGGTGTGCTTGTGTTTGACAGAGCATTACCAAAAAGTTTATTCCGTGATGACAATCTTATACTGCTTGATAAAAATGAAGTAGAGGACTTGGAGCATCTAAAGGTAGACATACTTGCCAACAGAGGTTTATCACAGTTACTAGAAATAGATCCTTACACAAGACTGGATTCTTATCCAAAGCAGGATGAACGTGTTGCTGATTTGTTGTGTAGAGGTGATGTACTTGGCGTAACACAAGGCGAGTCGCCAACTATGAAAAGACTGTTCCGTGCATTGCAACCAACAGGAGTTGAGGACTGTGTATTTGCAAGTGCTTTGGTACGTCCTGTTGCTATGGAAGGCAGACGCAAGGCCAGTTGGTTTCGAGACTGGAGTGAAAAAGGCATACAAAAGAATGCAATAGTATATGAAGATGATGCTATACATAAAATAATGAAATTGATTGGTATCAATCCATATGAAGCAGACATGTACAGACGTGCATTTGCAAAAAAGAATGAAGAGAAGATGATGCAGTTTATGGCACGATTAGGTGATCATCCAGACAAGCATGACATCTATGAACAAATGCAATCACTAAGTGGATTTGGCTTGTGTAGGGCACACGCAGTTAACTTGGGTAGACTTATATGGGCACTGGCATATCACAAGGTGTACAATCCAAAAGAGTTCTGGCGTGCTTGTTTAAAACACTGTCAAGGATCGTATGCACGTTGGGTATATCGCAACGAAGCAAAACGTGCTGGATGGGATCTACGTGACCTAGGCTTTGACAATTGGATTACAGAAGATCCGATTGAAAGTTTTAAACAACATGGTGCATGGAACAGTCCTGGCTTTTTGCCAAACATGGGATTGCAGAACTTATTCTTAGACAAGTTTCAGTTTGCAGGTATAATTGCTAATAGTAGAGTGTTCAAAAGCGATAGTAAAAACTATATACACTTTATAACACTAGGTGTAGGCGAGGGTCGCTATGTGGATCTTGTGGTTGATCGGCCTGTAAAATATGCACGCGATAGTGTAGTAGTAGGTGAAGGACAAATGTGGACCAAAGACAACAGTAACTATCTAAAAGTAAAACGCAAGAACGTTAAAGCAATGCCGATCGATCAATATGCTTAACCTTTTGCTTTGATACCTGCTAACATCTGTTTAAGTTTTGTACTTTGTACATCAGCAACAATTTTTCCTGGCTCGTCTTCAACAGTTGCATCATTTACAGTATCTGTTGTAAGTGTCTTGGCTTTTATTTGATCATAGATACTTGAACTCTGTTTCTTAAACTGTTGATACTCTTCATCATCACCCAAGTCACGTATACGTAAACTTTCAATATCAAACTCTAAATCCACTTTCATACCAACGCCACTTGAACTTCTAGTCTTCATTGCCTGTATCTGATATCTGCCACGTTCTCTCATAGCACGGCTTGTAAATATACCAAACACATTGTCAGCAGTATTGATCTTACTAATACCACCACTTATGTGCGAATGATCAAACTCTACTTCTTCAACTGCACTTCTATTCAACTGTGAAGCAGTAACAAACAGTATGTTAAGTTCTCTTGCTAGGTTACGCAGTTCTTCTGAAACATACTTGTCTTTAACAAATAAATCATTTGGAGATACTTTAGCACTAACTGGCATAAGCAAATCCAAATAGTCAATACACATAAAGTCTATGTTTTTGCCTTGCTTTATGCTTAGTTCTTTTACAAATGCTCTTATGTCGTTCACTGTGCTTTGTGCAGGCATGTACTTTATTTGCAAGCCACCTGCTTTCTTACCCATCATCTTAACTTTCATTTCAACAGTTTCAATATCTTTGAACAACTGTTTACTAGGAGTGTTTGTTAACATACTATCAACACGCATAGCAGTCAAGCCTTCACTCAATTCCAGTGTAATATACACTCCACTGAGTCCTGCTTCCATCCAGTTCACTGCCAAGTTTTGCATAAACAAACTTTTACCAGATCCTGAACCACCTGCAAATATCTGTAGTTCGCCTCTGTTGAATCCACCATACAACAGTTTGTCTAACTTAGGCCAACCTGTTGAATTCTGTCCGTTGTTGTCTTTCAGTGCCGCAAGTCTTGCACGAGGATCTTCAAAGTAATCTGTACCCAGATCCTTTGTTAAACTTATTTGCACTGCATCCTTTATAAGTTTTTCAACTGGCGAATACTCACCTTTCTCAAGTAAGTCTGCACTTTTTAATATTGCACGTTCCAATTCAACACGTCTTGTAAATGCCTCAAACGTTTCTAAAAACCAATCAGTATGTCCACTGTTTAGATCCGGAATCTCCAACAGTTCAACGTTTGTAACTGCTTTAATCTGTGCTCTGTCAGGAAGTGTTTTGTGTTCGTTTGCATGATCATAGATAAACTTTGCAGTTTCTCTTAGGTCTCTATCAAAGTTTTCTTCATTAAAAATATTCTGTACTCTCAAGAAACTTTGTGCATCATGCATCATCATTTCTAAGAATAATTTTTGTACATCATATGTATATTCTATCATACTATCCTCACTAGGCGTTTACGTGCCATTTCAATTTTTATCTTACTACGTTCTGCATGTTGGTGTATTTGGCGTAGTGTTTCTGCAACACCAAAACGCACCACTGCATCGTTTACATCTTTTACATCTTCAGGCCACTCTGGTATACTAACTTCAAACTTGTGTTCTACTGCGGCATCAATAATACTTAATCCTGCACGATCCTGATCAGGTACTACTATAATTCTACGTTGCAACTGCTTGAGCAACTGTGCTTGGTCCTTGCTTATGGTTTCATGCATACATGCCAAGCCAGATATACTCAGTGCATCAAATATACCCTCAACGACTATAGCACTGGTCCAGTCAGACTTTTGTAAATCATAACCAAACACATACCCAGGTTGTTGACTGTTTATAAACTTTGGCGTACGATTGTCCAAGTAACGTGATGTATGTCCTACTATCCTGTTCTTGTATGTGTATGGTATAACAATCCTATCTCTTGGTCCACGTTTTTTATCTACTAAGAAC